TGATTGATAGAGCACTTAATAATGCATCTTGTGTGTCTAAAGTTCTTAATCCACAGAATCAGGATGATTTAATGAGAATGCCAATTGGAAGCAGATGGAAAACGTGCATACCACCACAAGTTTATATTACTGGTGATGGAGTTGGTGCTAAAGCAATACCAATAGTTGGTGATAATAATAAAATTTTATCTATTGAAATACTTAATAGAGGTGTTGGTTATACAAATGGCACAACGGATATAAGAATTGTTGATAAAAGTAATTATGGTTTAGGTGCGATTGCAGAAGTTGAAGTTAATGAAAATGATGGTGGCATCGATAAAGTTATAATTTTAAATTCTGGTAATGGTTATTGTAAAGGTAATGTTGGACTTGGGACAACTGCAGCAATTGAATCTGGAATAAGTTCTTCCATAACAGGAATAGTTACTGATATTATTGTAAAATCACCAGGATATGGATATACCACTGGTGATACAATTACTGATGGTAAAAATACTTATACACCAATTGTTACTCCTGAAAGTGGGGCAATTGTAGATGTCTCTCTCCCAACGAATATTGTGGGAGGATTTAATAGCATCCCAGTATTGACTATAAATACCAACACGGGAGTAGGTGCAGAACTCATAGCAGTTATGAAATATACTCCAAATTATGTTTCAACAACTGGAATTTCAGCAGTATCTGGAATAGCAGTAACTTCAGTGATAGATTGCGTATGACAACCCCAGACCCACATTTAAGGCAAACTGACCATTTTATAGAAGCTTGTGGAGTAGATAGTCCCCATAATGGAAAGATAGATTATTCTTGCACAACAAAAAAAGGACAAGGACACATTTTCTATGAAAATGGAGATTTGGATATTGTTAATGACAAAACATCAAAGGAAGTTTGTGGTAGAAAAATAACAAATGAAAATGAACCTGCAAAAATTATTCGTGCTGAAAATGGAGGAATAATTTTATCAGCACCAAATGGAACCGTGACAATTGTTGCTGCAAACATTCGTTTTGTCGCTGTTGACGGTGGAGATGGTGGAGAGATTACTTTCCAAGCATCTAAAATAATTAATCAAGATTCACCAACAAATAATACACAAGGAACAAATATAACATCTGCAGCATCACAAAATGCATCTGTTACAGGAAGTACCGCAAATCTTAGTGGAAATACACAGGCAGAAGTTCAATCAGGAATAGATTCTGATAAGTCATCAGTTTTGGGTAAAATATTGGATGCAATTACAAAATTTAAAAATTTCTTTAACTCAATTTGTTCTGGATAATCCTGGAGGAAAGTAATGGCAGATTTTACAATTGTTAATGCTGCGGAAAAATTAATTGTAGGACAATTGGATATGTCCTTTTTAACTGCTACTGATAAACTCACTCCAGGAACTGCAGTTATTAATGGTCCTTGTTACATTGGTTTGACTCCACAGATAGGTGTTGCGAGAGCAACTTGTATGATTGGTCCACCATTGCCTGGTCTTTCTGTCCCTGCTTCTCTTGAAGTTACTGGAATTACAAATTTCGTTGGAATCACAAACACTACAGGAGTTTTAAATGATTTAGCATTATCAAATGTTTTTGGGTTTACAAATAAAATTGGAGCAGAAATTCAAGCAGCATTCAAAGCAATTTTTGGGGTAAAAACAAATAATTCGGTACAAATTACCAATGGACCAAAATCTTGTTCCGCAGTAGCAACAACACCTCTTTTGAGAGCAGATGTTGGTAGATTTGGGACTTGTCAGGCTGATTTGGGAATATTTTCTTCTGTTGCTGCACCTTTCAAACAATTTGATATTCCTCATCCAAATAAAAAAGGAATGAGACTAAGACACGCTTGCATTGAAGGTCCAGAAGTTGGAGTATATTATCGTGGAAGATTGGTAGATTCAAATGTAATTGATTTACCAGAATATTGGAGAGGTTTGGTGAATGCAGAAACAATTACTGTTTCACTGACACCACATACATTTTATCAAGAATTATATGTTAAAAATATTGAATGGGGATGCAAAATCAATATAGTAAATAATGCTGGTGGTTCAATTGACTGTAGTTATGTTGTTTATGCTGAAAGAAACGACGTAGAAAAATTAGAAATAGAGTATAAAGAAGAATCGTAATTATGGCATTATCAACAGAGGCACAACAAGATATTAATGAAATTTATAATTCAGTTGCAAGATATTTTGCATCTACTGGAGGTTCTCAACCAAGCACTGACCCTAAGACTTATGCTAAAGATGGGGAATATGCTAAAAATGAATCTACCCAAAAGGTGTCAGATCTTCAGCAATTGTTAGATGATAAACTTAATGAAAAACCAAAGAGGAGAAAAACACTTACTGAGACTTTTATTGACGATATAAAAGAACAAATCAAATATAAAGAAAGTGAAGTTGAAATGCTGAAAGATCAACTGACAATATATGACCTTAAAATTGATCAGTATGATATTGTTATAAGCAATATAGACAAAGAAATTATTCCATTAATTAATGAAATTAATGTTGGAATTGCTTCTGTCAAAACTGCTTATGATAATAGAGTTGCTGCTGGATGCAAAAGTGATTTGTATTGGGAATTAACTACTAAAAGAACTTATTTTCGTGTTATGGGTTTTTTTGATGATGATTATGATGTTGAAACATATACCTGCAAAAAGAATCCAAGTGTAAGAGAAGATTATAATTATTACGGTGCAAAGTATTATAGAAAACCACAAAATCAAGATTATGGTGCAAATATTGTCACCGAATTTCTTGGAACAATAGGTGTTGGAGAAACAATACTAGGGATAGTTGGTTCTTCCAGTACACTTAGATTTCAGATTGGAGATAAAGTTTTAGACAATATTGATAATCCTGTTGTTTTTTCTTCAAATAATATACCAACAATATTATCTTTTGGTACTACATCTCTTGTTGGTGCTACCACAAGTTTTGGAGGAACAATTAGTTCTGGTTCTACAATTATAGCACATACAGGAATCGGAACCACCACTGATATTAATATTGGAGATACAATAAATCTTACAAATGTTTTGCCCATAAACACAAAAGTTGTTGGATTTGGAACTACAACAACTACAATATTAAATGTTTGGGATCCTAATGCAAATGGTCCTGGGTCTGGTGCTTTCATAAGCACTACTGGAGAAACAAATAGTTTAATTATAAGTGCAGCATCTATTGGTAGTACATCAACTGGAACTTTTTCTGTCGGTCTATTGACAAGTTATCCTTCAGTAGTTCTTGATGCCCAAGCACTTCAGGATGCAGAAAATACTAATTTTACATTAATAAGAGATACGCAAATAACACCTACAGAGTTTGATTATACAAATAATCCAATAGACCCAGTGACAATCGGTATAATGGGTAATTCTTCTATTGGTTTAGGGCATAAATTAACTCTTGTGAACAATGGAAGTCCTATTGGTCCCTTTCAATGGCACGAAGTGAGAGGAGAAGAGTTTGCTCCTGAACCACCTTGTGGTGCTGATTACGCAAGATATTATCCTGGAAATAATTCTTGGCCTGTTGCAATTAGTTATACTTATAGCACAGATGGAATGTTTTTATCTCAATCTTCTTCTTATGCTACGGAGGGTCAAATTCTTAATGTAGGTGTTGGTAATACTCCAGCTTTTGGTATAGGAACTACTAATATTTCAGCATTAAATCCTTCAGCAGGAACTTGTTCTGCTTTGACTTCTATAATTACAGCATCAGAAACAAGTCGTAACGCAATTATTGCAAAAAATGTCTCAAAAATTCAAGGATTGTTAGTATCCGGAAATGCATTAAAAAATCTAAGGGATAAATTAGAAAGTAGAGCATTTGCAATACTTCAAGGTAGAGTATCTGCTGACGTAGACCTCAACAAATTAAAACAAGATCTTTCTGCACTTCAATCATTAGATTTAACCCAATTTGAACCCAGTGCTTATTATTTTGATTCAAGCAAAGGAAAAACATCTTCATCAACTGTTGGTGTTGTGACCTCTTAATAATGGTTGTAAAGATGACACCTATATATTATAACGGTAAAAGCACTGCAAAATAAGTAATGGCGGACAGATTTCCACTAATAGCAAATCCAACAACCAAACAGATTGAGGAGTTAGCACCTGGAGATAATCTTAATCTGCAAAACAGTGGAATAGTTGGTGCCACTACAGTCACTGCAAATAAATTTATTGGAAGTTTAGAAGGAAATGCAACGACTGCGAATACATTAAATGATGCTGGAAATATAACTGCTGGAACGATTAGTTCTTCAAGATTGTCTGGAAGTTATAATATAACTGCGTCAAATGCAAACAATCTATCTAATGCTGCAAATATTAGTGCAGGAACAATCAGCAGTGCAAGATTGTCTGGGTATTATCCAATTTCAGTTGATTCCTCGTTTTCTTCTGATGCTCTTACTGATGCATCAAATATCACAGGTGGCACAGTTCCTTCTGCAAGATTGTCTGGATTTTACGATATTAATGTAGGAACAGCAAATACTGCAAACATTATCACTCCTGGAACTTTTCAAAATATTGACATTGGTGGAAATGCTGCCACTGCCACTACAGCAGTGAATCTTTCTGGTGGAACAGTTTCTGGTGTTGATTTAAATATTACTGGTATTGGGACAATTGGTACTTTGGGAGTATCTGGTCTCACAACAACAACCAATTTAACTATAACTAACTTAGCTTCAATTGGATTTGCAAGTGTAGGAATTGCAACAATTGGTTTTGGGTCATTTACAAATATTAGAGTATCAAGTGCTGCTACGATAGGATTTTTAACAGCAACTAATATTCGTGTTTCTGGTATTGCTACTGTTGGATTTCTAACAGCAACTAATTTAAATTCACCCAATGCAACTTTAGGAATTGTTACTGCAACCACAGTTACTGGACTGAATACACTTTCGGCATATGATTCTACTCTTGACTTCATCAATAATACAAGAATAAACTCAGGTTTATTGGTTGGAACTGCAGCATCAATTGGAATTGCAACAATAGGATTTGGAACTTTTACTAATGTTAGAGTATCTGGTATTTTAACAGCAGGTACATTTTCAGGTAATTTTAGTGGGGGAATAGTTGCAACTGCTGCTTCCATTGGAATCGCAACAATTGGTTTTGCAAATATTGGTCTTGCATCTGTTGGTATTGCAACATTAGGATTTGCATCTATTGGCATCGCAACAGTTGGATTATTAACAGCAACTGATGTTCGTGTTTCTGGTATTGCCACTGTTGGATTTTTGACAGCAACAACACTATATTCCAATAATTACCTTGGAAGTGGAGCAACTTTAGTTGGAATTGTAACACAAATCAATGTTGGTACTGGTCTTACCTTATCATCAACACAAACTTCCGGGAAGGGAATAGTTCAAGTTGGAATTCGCACATCTATAGGAAAAACAATCTTCGTTTCTTATGAAGGCAATGATTCAAATACTGGATTGCTGAATAATGATGCAAAGAAAACTATAAAAGCAGCAGCAGCACTTGCTTTGTCTGGTGATACAATTAAAGTTTTTCCAGGAACTTATGTTGAAAATAATCCAATTGTTTTATCAAAAAATGTTTCTGTTGAAGGAACTGAACTACGTAACTGTTTAGTTTCACCACAAAACTCTGGACTTGATTTATTCCACGTTAATGATGGTGTCCATATTACTAATTTAAGTTTTATTGGTGCTCCATCAACAAATGGTGCATCAGTTGTAGCACTTCAACCTCTTTTGGGAGTTTCTACTGATAGATTTTTTGATGCTGCAAGAATGATTCGTATGAATCTTGATTTCATTGCCAAAGAGGCAGTAGGATACTTAACCAGCACAAGTTATAAAAATCCAGCATTTGTTGTTCCAACTGGAAATCCCAACGACTGCTCTGATGATATTAAAGATATATTCAAATCAATCTGTTACGATATCACAAGAGGTGGAAATTCAAAGTCTGTAGGTGCTGGTTTATCTTACTATAGCAATGCTGGAAGTTTACAGCACATCACTGGAATAGACACAAATGGGTATAGCGTAAAGGAAGCAACAATTGATACGATCAAATATGCAGTTGGAATTGCATTTTCTTGTATTAATAATGTTTCTTGGACTGGAAATTATCAGAGTGAATATTCACAAGTTAAAGATTTAAGCATACAGGCAGATTCTGCAACTGGTTCTAATACCAATATCAATTCCTGTGCAAATGTACTTTCGGCAGTTGATAGTTGTGCTGGAATTGTAACTACAATTATCAACGATGGTTTAAGTGCTCTTGGTGGTGCTGGAATTAACACAACATACCCTTCAACATATGATGACCAAACAAGTAATAATTGGTCTATTTCTAAGATTGGTGGAACAACATTCTCTCCTGGTGTTGGAATAATTTCAAAAGGTCCTTACATTCGCAACTGTACTAACTTTATACCAAATAGTATTGGTCTAAAAGTTGATGGATTTAGTGCAGAACCTGGAAATGAAATTGATAATGGTATTCAAGGTTCTATGAGTGTGGATTCATACACTCAATATAATCAAGGAGGAATTGGTGTTTCAATTACTAATGGTGGATACGCACAATTAGTTTCTATCTTTACAATTTGCGATGACATTGCAATTTATACATCTTCTGGTGGTCAGTGTGATATTACTAACTCTAATAATTCATTTGGAACTTATGGATTATACTCAAATGGTGTAGGAGATTACTCTAGTAGATCAATTTTTAGATATACTGGTACTGCAAATACAAATGCTACTATAGGTCAAAATATAATTTCCATTTCTGGTTTGGGGACTAATAGACCATATCAAGGACAAGCAATTTATTTTGGAAACTTATATTATTCTGTTGAATCTATAAGTGTCACTGATGGTGGTTCTGGTTATACTTCGGAACCAGTTGTTACAATTAGTTCTCCGACTGGCCCAAATGGAATCACTGCCGAGGCATTCCCTGTAATTGAAAATGGGAAAGTGGTTTCAATTAATCTTATTAGCACTGGAAATCAATATTTAACTACACCAACTGTAACAATTAGTGGTCCTGGTGCTGGAGTTACGGCAACTGCTTCTGCAAATCTTGCACCAATATATTATAAAGTCGATGGTGCAACTTTACCATCTGCTGGCATTTCGACTATCACATTAACTGAGAATCTAAATAATACAGTCAGTGCAGGAACTACTGCTTATTTCTCTAGAATGAGTTTGCAGGTTGCTTCCACAATATCATTTGAATATATAGGAGCAGGTAATACAATTGAATCTGCAAGACCATCCAAAGGTGGTGTGACAAGACAACAGAATGAAGTCGTTAGGATAAATGGAGGAGAAGTGGTTTATACTAGCACTGACCAGTCAGGAAACTTTAGAATTGGTGAGGGTGTAGTCATTAATCAGTTAACTGGAACCATTAGTGGAAGATCCTTCAGCCAAAGTTTGTTAAATACAGTAACACCTTTACTCATTGCATTAGGAAGATAAAATGGCAGTAGTAGCACTTAATACATTTAAAACTGTAAGGAAAACTTTAACCACTTCCAACGTTGGAATTTATACTTGTCCTTCTGGAGTTGCATCAATTGTAATTTTGGCACAAGTAACAAATGTCTCAGCAGGAACAACCACTTATACAGTATCTGCTGTCCATTCCAGAAGCACAGAATCTCCCGATGATTATAAATTTGCAAATAATGTTTCTGTTCCACCCAATGACTCTGTAAATTTAATTCCAGACGGAAGACTTGTGTTGGAAACTGGTGATGCAATTAAAGTTTCGGCAAGTTCTGACAATAACTTAAATATTGTATTAAGTGTTTTAGAAACTGCAAAGGGATAATTTAAATGTATAAGTATATTTCCGGAAGAGCCAAAAAGGAAACAAGAACTGGACTAACATCCGATAGGTATGAATTTTTAGGATTAAATCAAGCAGAGCCAGATCTTGGAGATCCATTGGTTGGTCCTTCTTCTATTGGTGCAAATCCATCACCACCTTCAGTATCTGGTGATCAATATTTACTTGTTGCTAATAAAAATAATCCTGGCAAAAGATATTGGGTTGCATCTTCTCAGATATTGACTGGTGGTTTAATTCCTGGATCTTTCAGTGTTTTTGATGATAACATTCAAGTAGGAGCAGCAAATAGTTTTAATGTTTTTAATTTAGTTGGTGATATTGTATCAGTAGATCCAGTTGGTTCTGGGGTTTCCGATCAAACTGGAATTGCAACGATAAGATTTTCCCTAAAAGCACCTGGTCAATTAAATCAAATAATGTATCACGGTAGTGGTGGTTTAATTAGAGCAGCAAGTGGATTTGTATATTCTTCAGGAAATATTGGAATTGGAAGTAATTCACCGACAGAATTGTTAGATGTAGAAGGAAATGGAAAATTTCTTGGATCTGTAAGTGCTTCAAGTTTTGTTGGTAATTTAACAGGAACAGCCTCATTTGCATCTGGGTTTAGCACAACGGCAAATATCAATACATCAGGTATCATAACTGCTTCAAGTTTTGTTGGAAACTTAACTGGAACAGCAACCACTGCTTCTGGTGTTTCTACAGAAATAAACATTAACACTACAGGAATTATAACTGCTTCAAGTTTTGTAGGTAACTTAACTGGAACAGCAACTACAGCAACCATAGCATCCACAGCACTTGGTGTGTCAACATCAATTAGTATAAACACTACTGGTATTATAACTGCTTCAAGTTTTGTAGGTAACTTAACAGGCACAGCAACTACAGCATCCAATGTAAGTTCCACTATCAACATAAACACTACTGGTATTATAACTGCTTCAAGTTTTGTAGGTAACTTAACAGGCACAGCAACTACAGCAACGAATGTAATTAGTGGTATTGCATCTGTTTCTTCATTGAATGTCTCTGGCATAACTACGATTGGAAGTGCAACAACTTCCACAAATACACCATTACAAGTTGAAACTTATGGAGTAAAAACAGGAACTGGTAATTTTATTGCTTCAGTTGGAATTACTACATTCATAGATAGTTTTTCCATTACAACTACAGACTTTAAATTAGTTGAATATTCTGTTCATATTGGATTTAGTAGCAGTATTCAAGTTCAAAAAGTTTTAATTA